TCCTGCTGCTATCACAAACTTGTTAGCTCCTGCCCCTCTCTTGTAATCTTCTGAGTCTACACTTACTGTGAAATCACTATCTATTGTTTCATCAAATACAGAATTACAACTAAGCAATTCTTTTGATGTAAATTTATTTCTGTAATACACATCTTGTATCATGGCTATTTCAGAAGGTATCTCTAATCTTGCATTGATTCTATCAGTATGCAAATCTACATTTTCTTCTGAGTCAAAATACTTTCCTGTAATTTCCCATATAGATTGATTGATAAACTCATCTACTATTTGTGGATCAAACTGATCTCTCCATAACTCATATGTTGTGCTACCAGCTACTGTTGCTCCTACTGCAGCAAATGTCATAGTACCTGTAGAAGATGTGTAGTCTGTTATTCTACTAACAGATCCATCGTTATCTCCAGAGGTAAATCGTACATAGCTTCCTATATACTCATCATCTCCACCAAACAATGTGGCATCTAAAGCAGTAGTAGTAGAACCACTACCTGACGTAGTACCTGTAAGCATCTTGCCTAAGTTTCTACCTATAGCTTTTCTTAAATCTTCTCTGGTTTTACCTTGTGTTACTGCCATATTACCACTTTACCTTTATCTCTTTTTCTTTTTAGCTTTTTTCTTTTTAGGTGGTCTGCCTCTTTTAGTTCCGTAAGTTCCCTTACCCATTGGTGGCATTAGATTTCTCCTTTGCTTTATTAACCCCAGCCTCGCCCATCATTCTAATCTGTTCTTTTAAATTTTTATTCTCTCTGCTCAGAGCTTTGTTAACAATCTTAAGATTAAGCAAAGGATCTTCTTGCATTACCTCTGCTATATCACTCTGTAGTACAACTACATTATCGTTGATTTGCTCTTGCTTTCCGTTTGAGTTCTCTATTAAGTTTTTTCCTGTCATCTTTTATCCCTCCAAAATAAATTTTACCTGTAGTGCTTTCTTTTCTCTTTAACTTATGAGTTTTTATTTCATTCAATACCTTGCCAACTTCTTTTCTTTGTTCTGCATTCATCACTTTCTTTTTCCCCTGCTCTCTTACTTTAGTTACCCATGTTTCATGCGCTTCCCCTATCATAGTTTCGATAGCATTAGCTGAGTAGGGATCATGTGGTATGTATGGAACATTATGCAACACCGATCTACGTTGCGTGGCTGTGTCATAAAAACTAAACGACAATGATTTAATACTACCTGCTCCTTTCTCTCCCAAAAGAGTTACTCCAACAGGTAGTATTAATTTTCTATCGTAAGTTTCTGATCCTACGAATTGCATACTTAGTCCAAGTTATAAAGAACTACTATTGCATATTCGTTATCAATACCTGCCAAGCTATGTACTCTGGCAACACTACCTGTAGTGTCTGCTCCTGCTACTAATCCTTGACCTGCGTGGTTTGAGCTAGTTCCTATAGGACTTCCTATTGCAGGAGTTCCGTCTATTTTCAAAACAGAGATTCCTTTAGTCTGAAGCCATCCATAATAGTTAGCAGTAAAAGCATTTACTGTTACACCAATAGGTCTTTCAGCAACTGCTGCTGTAGCTACGATAACATTATCATAAGGATTCTTCATCATCCCTACTGTATCAGTACCATTAGTAACTGCCTGATGTAAACCTGCTTCATCTTCTATTGTTACTGTAGCTGCTCCACTACTACCAAAAGCATCATGTTCTTTAATTTTGTAAAGCTCATGTACTGATGTAGCTGCTAAGTTAAACCATAAGTAACCTTCTTTGTAAAGATTTTTAGCTGCTGCTGTACCTTCAACTGTTACATCAATAGTTCTTGATCCTGCTGCAGTTGTTGCTACTGCTAAATCTCCGTCTGAACCATGATGTGCCACTAAAGCCTCTGCTGCCGATATTAATCCTTCTCCGATTGCTGTTCCACCATTGTGGGCATATCTATATTCTCTTCCGTCACGGAATACCATTCGAGTTCCGAGTTCAAGTTTCTGACTTGAAGTTTCTTCTTTCTCCTGTCCGTATACTCCGTTAATTACGTTTGAAAAAGCCATTACACTTCCTTCCTTTATTTTATTTACGGGTATCTTATACACCCCGTCTTCAACCGATTGTTAAAAAGTCGTATAAGCTCGGTCAAAGATTACACTTATACTGGAATACAGAATTACTCCTCCGTATCTACCATAGTTATTTCTTTAACTACAGGGTTTTCCTTTGGAGTAACTTCTGTTTTCTTACTATTCTTTGTAGAGTTACATACGCATTCTTTCCCTTGAGCTTCGTAGTTACATTTACCATTAAACTCTATAGGAAAAAATCCTTTTGCTCCTCGTCTTTGTTGTGTTGAGGGATCACTTGGTTGGTTAGGATAAGCAGAACCACAAGGCTTTGCTAAATCCCCTTCATTATTAAACTTAGGGATATGATTATAGTATGTAGTTTTAGTTTGCCAATCTGGCAACAATCCTTCAAACTTATCTATTCCCATATCTTCCCTCTGCTTGTTAATTTGATCTCGCAAAGGCTTGTTTTTATTTCCGTATAAATGATTAACCAATTAATACCTTCCATTTTTAATTTATTAAGCTGACGTTGATAATGCTGCTGCATCAAGAATAAAACCTGCGCCTTTGGTATCGTCTAATTCAAAGACACCATAGTCTGAGGTCATAACAACTTCTGTCGCTCTAAGAGAGGCATCTCGTTGTCTTTCTGTTCTTGTTTCTACAGAGTTAAGAACTGCCATTGCTCCCTTAGAAGCTATAACACCTGTTGCATCATCCTCAGAGTCAACAGATAAGTTACCATCTTCAAAGATTGGAACATTGTTCAAAGGTCTTAAACCACTCCAGAAATTCTTTAGTAAGTCAGCAGAATATCCATCTGGAATCGCATTAGTTGCGGCTGCTGCCACAGTTGCTGCTTCCTTAGATAAATATGCTACTGCGTTTGGATGATGAAGTATGTATACATCACTACCAAATTTATTTGCTTTAGCAAAAGCTATTGCTCCATGAACATTACTTGATTTCATGAATTTAGTAGCAGCGCCTACAGTTGTGCCACCATTTAAAGAACCATACAATGAATGAACATCTGTATCCTTCTTTCTTGCCATTGCATCCCCTAATTGTTTACCAATCATGGTCATCACATTGTTTTGTTGTTCTTTAATAAGTTTATCAGTTAAGATAACCTTTGCTCCTACTTCACTTGCAGTAAGGTCAACTGTTGTCATTCCGATTTCTTCTTCGTCAACAATGTCTACTCCATCAGTTAAATCAGATACTGTCATCTGTCCTACTTTAGGTACTGTAACCTGTTTTGATCCACTAGCTAGACTAAAACTTTCAAGCAAAGCCATTGCTGGAGCATTGTGTTCTTCGGTATATCTGGCTGCTGCGATTATTATCTTACTCGCACTTTCCAAATTACCTGTTGTTGCATTTTGAGCCATTACGCCCTCCTTCCAACTATTTTATAAACCACCTAAGTGGACAAGTTACCTTGCTGCTTATAATCCTAAGATTCTTTTTGCAGCAGCAGTCGCATCAGGACTTCTATCCCCTGCGTTGTACTTATCAAGAAGCCTTGATTCGCTGGTCGAACCTTCTGCAGGAGCTTGACTATTATCGTACTGCTGTGCAGGTACTTGCTCCTTCTTTAGTTTCGATATCTCAGCTTTCAACTTTGTGACTTCTGATTGTGAACTTGCGTGTTTCTCCATGTCTTGTGGATTGTCATATTGCATCAATGTTTTAGCAGATATGTTATGTTTCTCCCCTATCTCCAAAGCTGCATTAAACTTACCCTTGTAATACGCATCTAAATTTTGTATGTTCTGCGTATACTGTTGTTCGTTTACTCTTGTTTGTTTTAACTGTTGTGTTAACTGATCAGCCTGTGGCTGTTCCATTCCCTGATCTACCAATGCACTATTGTATTTCACAGCTTCAGACTCTATAGCCTGTCGTTGCTTCTCTACTTCATACTGCATTACTTGTTGTTGTAAATTGTCTTGATACTTTCTAGTTTCTTCAAGTTGCTTGTTCAAATTTTCAACATCAATCTTTGGTGTTTCTGCAACAGCTTCAGTTGTTCCGTCAGAACTTACTTGCCCATCATCCTGTGATACAGGAGCTTCGGCAGGTGGTGTTCCTGTTGTTTCCTCTGTAAGTGTAGTGTCAGTAGTAGTCGGCTCTACAGGTGTGTCAGTAGCTGGAGCTTCCGTACTTGGAGCTGGAGCTGCCTCTGTAGTTGTGCCTTCTAAACTTAATTGTTGTTCGTTATTTTCGGTTACCATATAACCCTCCTATTGTAAAGTATCCTATTTTGTTTATGATTTGTCAATTACTCAACCCTCTTAGTGTT